CACCCTCAATTGAGGGTGTCAGCTGAGGATCTTAAATGACCTGCGGAGGCATGCAGAACCCTGACCTTTCGGTCGAACACTGGTGTCATCCTGACCCTGATCATTCGCGTCCAAAACCGGCTCCACCGTTGCATAAGTGGATGACCGACCGAGGGCCGTTTTATGATCAGAAGGCGACGGTGGCAAGATCAAAACATCGATCCTATCCCGGTGTGTATGGGTACTACACGTATCCGTATCCTCTCTCCTTTCCGATGGACCTGAACAACTGGCAATTGCCGTTACGGCTTAAAGTGCAAGATCTGATGGTTAATCTCAGCGGTTTCATTGCTGAAATCCATAAGACGCACACAGCCTTTATCGGCGCTGCCAAGTTAATCCATAAAGTCTATTTGGCCTGGAAGAGGAAACAGCTGATATGTCGTCAACGCAACGGAGATATTATCTTCCTATCCCGTCGCCGGCCTAAATGGAAATGCCGTAAGACAAGACGTATTCTGTCTCTTGACGATGTAAGTTCATCGGTGTTGCTCACTGACTTCGGGATCAAACCCGCAGTTCTTGACCTCCTTGCCGCGTTGAATGCGGCCGATGATTGGGCAAAGCGCGACCCTTGGATCCGTGTGAAAATCACAGTGAAAGGGGAACACCCCATTACCGGTAGTACCCAAGCGGTGTTTCACAAACCCGCACAAGTGACCGACTATGTGGTGGTGTATGTGCAGCCCAGCTTCTCCTTCGCTACTAGCGCAGGGGTTGATTTTGGTGGACCACTAGAGTGGGCTTGGGAACTTATTCCCTACTCATTCGTTGTGGATTGGATGATAGGTGTGGGTGATTGGTTGACTGCCTTGTCAGCTTTCGACCATGTAGCTGCCCTTCATGGGGCTCACACACAGCGTGTGAAACTTAACACCCCTTACGACCAAATACAATCGCATCGGTCGAATAATGTCCCTGATGTTCCGGGACAATTGACCACGAAGTATTGGCGCCGTGAGGTCCTATCAGGAGTTGGTGACGTTTCACTCCCTGACTTTCCTGAGTTGGATCCGACGGATTCTTTGTCGGCTCTGAGGAATGCAATTGCACTCCTTCATCAGGTACGGTCGAGACGATGAGATACTCGCCTCGGAAACGCCAGATATGCATAATCCTGTGCATAGCGGCCCTTGGGTTCATTCAGGACCCCATCAACCTCATAGAGGAATTTAACCATGGCAATTGGAGCCATTACCCTGAACAAGGCGGCCTCCCAGGTCACCTTGAACCCCGTGAACAAGCTCGGGAACCTCGTCACATTCCGGGATCCGACCGCAAGCACATCGCGGACGGCTACCGAAGTGGTGGTGGATTTTACTCCCCGCAGTACGAGGCGTCGTTCTGATCGTATGGAGGTGCGATTTACGTACCCCCACGTGATCACTGTCGACGGAGAAGTTACCAGCAAGGATAACTGCTTCATGAAGATCACTGCTGTGATCCCAGAAGGGATCCCTGCCAGCGATCGGGTGGATTTCCGCCACATGGGCGCCGACCTGGTGGATGCGTTCGCTCAACACATCGACGAATTGCTTCCGCTGTTCTAAGCAACTTCTAGAGCCTCCTGGCTCACCGTCTTCTACACTCAGTGAGAACAAGTATATGAACGAGCTCAGCTTAGAACTAGACATCTTTACGAGGTTTTGCGATGTAGTTAACACTCCGTATGCGCGTAAGATGCGTTACCTGGCCTTGAATGGCTTATGGGACCGTTTCGCGCGCGACATGGAGTTAGACATTGCAAAGTACGTGGATATCTCTCGATTTGCAGACGATTATGCTGTTTCATGTCTGCTGTCGAAATCTCCTAATCTTCCTCTGCTGGATGCAGAACAAAGGAAGACAAAGGCGATTGAGTCCTTTCACCTTGCGGAAATGATGAACTGGGTGACGAACGAAAGGTTTCTATCCAAGAAGCCTACGTCACTTGTGTCCGTCCAATACCATATAGGTCGTATACTCGGTCCGCTTGACACCAGTGCGCTCGATGAAATAATTGAGCTGGCTGGATTGAGCGGGGGTTCAACCTTTGATGTGAAGGGTAAGTTTGTCAACAGCGAGAAGCTGAAAACAACAATTACCACTACGCGGTCCCTTTCACGCTATGCCCGGGCAATCCTCGGACACTGGCTTGACCACCTGGAACTCCAGGTCGTCGAGGGTAACCGCTTCGACACGGTTCCGAAATCTTGGAAAACCGATCGCGGTATCTGTATTGAACCTACCTTGAATATCCTTATTCAAAAGGGAATTGGCAGGTTCATCCGTAATCGGCTGAAGAGGTTCGGCGTTGATCTTTCAGATCAGGGAATAAACCGAGACCACGTGAAAATTGCATTACCGTGCCGACTTGCCACCATTGATTTATCGATGGCGAGCGATTTGTTGGCACGAACCGTTGTTTGGGGTTGTTTACCCGATGACTGGTTTGCGCTATTAGATGTGGCTAGGTCTCCTATGACATTGATTGAGGAAGACTGGGTCCGACTGGAGAAGTTTTCCAGTATGGGCAACGGCTTCACCTTTGAGCTCGAATCGCTGATGTTTTATGCGATAGCATTATCGACCTGTAAGAATACCGGGTTGGTATCCGTTTACGGTGATGATATCATATGTCACCAGGACGATGCGCTTGAGCTCGTCAACGAACTGGAAACCTTTGGTTTCCAGATAAACCGTTCAAAGAGCCACCTTGGCGGTGTGTTCTTTGAGTCTTGTGGGCGGCATCAGTTCCGTACAACGGACGTGACGCCGTTTTATATGAAGGGTGGAAAATCCTTTTTGGATAAAGAAGGCACGGAGAGATCCCCTGTGCCATACACTCTTCATTTGGCTAATGCCGTAAGGCAATACGCGTGGCGCCGAAATAACGGCGTTGGGTGTGACGTTCGGTTTAAGCCATTGTGGGAATATCTGTGTAAACAGGTACCTCCTATGTGGCGGAAGCCGATCCCATTAGAAATGGGTGACACCGGCCTAATTATGGATAGGGAAGAAGCAACGTATCCTTGGTTGAAACACAAGGGGAAGTTGCCTAATCTCCCTAAGGCCCGCGAGGGTTGGGAAGGATATAAAGTCCTTTCCGTTAAGGCGAGACCCGTAAAGAGTAAGATATTCACGCACCCCTCGGGGTCTGGGAACTCTCCTACTCCAGTCGACTCGCACGAGGCAGTCCTGTGCCTCGCCCTACTTAGCCAGTCCAAATCTGGTCAGTTGGAACATGATCAGCTCCTCTCTAGTGCACAACCCTACGATTATGTAGGTTGGGCAAAGAAAGTGGAGAAGCTCGGATTCACGTATGGGAAGGAACCCATACGCGGGCTATTTGGCAAACCACGAGAGTCGACCTCCATACAGTTGTGGAGGTCTAACTTGGTCTGGCAGTAACTGCCATCCTTTGACCAAACCCCTCAATGAGGG